GATGCGTCGCATAGTAGGTGATAAGAGTACCGAAGTCAGAACAGTACTGGACGGTATCAAAGAAGGCGAGAAGAAGTTCGCAGACTTGTTTGTTATTATTGAAGGCTTGAAAGAGAGCGTCAAGAAAGAGGAATTGGCATTCATCACCGAGTTTCTTATTGAGAGGAACAATGTTCTTACAACTGATAAGAACGACCTGACTGAGTTTGTTGTTTCTGAAGAGGACGCCAAGACCAAAATCATTGACGAAGGAATTGCCAAGTTGACTGAAGTTGATAGGATTAAGTTGAAAGCGACACTTGAGAAAGCAGAGTTTAAAGACGAAGAATCATTCAAACTTCAAGTTGCCGAAGCAGTCGAGGCTATTGCCACTCCGTTGAACGAAAGTGATGACGATGACAAGGAAGACGACAAAGAGACGCCTTTAAGCGAGAGCGAAAAAGTGATGAAGCAAGTTGGCTTGCTTCGCTAATTGTAAACTGATAGAAGGAGAATACGATGATTATTAAAGCACTCCATGAAATGGGGGCTACTGAAAGAGTAGCAAAGATGAAAAAGACTTTGGACGAATACAATGTGCCACAGGACAAAAGAGCGTTCGTGTCATATATGATGGGCGTTCAGATGGAACATTATGCCAAGGCTACCAATACTGACTACAAAGCCGTAGCAGAAGGTATCTCTGGTGGAGAATCTAAAAAGATGATTTGCAGAATCTGATAGAGACCAATCCTGGAACAACTGCTGATGTCATTACTTATGACAAGCCAATGATGCCAATGATTATGAGAGGATTCTCACAGTCAGCAGCAACTGAGATTTGTGGACTGTGGCCAGCAAAAGCTGATACAGGCAAATTCTTTTACATGCAGAACTTTTACACCAATGACCAGGCTAATCCAGTCAGTCCTGCTGTTGGTAAAATTCTTATTGTCGCTGACTCAGCACCGTTTTCAGTTGGTGGAGCAGTAACAAGTGATGGAACTGGTGAAGGTGTTGTCAGATACATCGAAACCGGCGTATTGTCAATTCAGGTAACTGCAGGAACATTCCTCGCAGGCGCCCTCCTTGATAATGCAAATCCTTATGCTGCATCAGAGACAACTTGTTCTCGTGTACTTCCAACAGAACTCGGAGCACACATTTTCAAGGACTATACGAAGTTCTCGACTATTCTTGATGGTGAAACGGCAACAACCACAATCAAAGAAATCGAGCTCACAGTGAAATCGAAATCCTTTGATGTTGAGAGTCATAAATTGCGCTCGAGAACAACTCATGAAGAGATGTTGAGACTTCGCGATTACTATGGCAAAGATGGACAGCGCATCATCGATGGTATCGGTGCTCTCGCGTTCACACAAGAACTCAATGTTCGGTTGTTCGGAGAAGTTCGTTCGAGTGCAAACCTCGGTGGAGCTTATTCTTGGGATTATGATGTTGATACAGATGGTCGTTACGAAGGCGAAAAGATTCGTGCTCTTCTTACTCGACTCAACCTGTTGTCAGCTGAGATTCTCGTGGCCAACAAGATTGGACTGGGAAATTACATTGTGACTGACCCAATGACATGGGCTTTCTTGGATTCATATGGACTTATTGACAAGTCAATGATACCAGGTGGAATGGCAGACCCAATGCGTTCACCTTTTGTAGGCGTACTCAACGGTAGATACCGTGTTTATGTTAACCCATTCGATCACAGTGTTCGCATGGACATGGGATTCAAGGATTTCAGTAACCAGCCAGAGTCCCAGACTCGTGCAGGACTGTACTTCATTCCGTACCTTGCCCTGAACATTACGAAGACAATTGCGGATGCAAGTGGTCAACCGATTACTTTCTTCCATTCAATGTTCACTTTCGAGAAGCACCCATTGAGTGCTGAGATTGGAACGAATGACTTCTTTAGAGGTTTGACGCTTCAGAACCTTCCGAATGTGACATAATCTTTAATATCATCGACGGGTGATTTGTGGGTGGTCTTCGGGCCACCCTTTTTTATCTTTACAGATTATTTGACAAAGAACAATTTTAACTATACTATGTGAATTGACATTTTCTTAGGAGGAAGATATGAACAGTATAACGGCTTCACTTATTAAGGCATCTAAAAACAAGGATGCTGCACCGATTTTAGATTGCTCACTTTACGGAATCGTAGGTTATATTAGCACTGGGTCACTCATGTTAGATGGACTCCTGTCGGGTAGGATGTTAGACGGGGGTTTGGCGAAAGGTCGATTGGTAGAATTGACAGGAGACACAGCAACTGCCAAGTCATTTGTAATGACAGGGACCATGCTCAATCACTTGAAGAAATCACCCAATCATTATTGCGTTTTCTTTGAATCTGAAATGTCACTTATTCAGGAACAAATGAAACCGCTGATGACAAAGTCGATGAATGATAGATGTCCAATCTTTCCCATACGATATCATGAAGAAATCATACACCAATCAGCGTATGTGGTAGATCAAATAGAGTCCATAATTCTTAAGCATGAGAAAGAAGGAAAACCAAAACCTCAATTCCTCATCACATTGGATTCGCTTGGAATGCTCGTCCCTCAGCAGGCTGTTAAAAATGCGATATCAGGTTCTGACAAGAAGGTGATGAATGAACAACAACTTATCAAAGCATTCTTTAATCAAATAAAGACACCGTGCATGAGAATGGATATCCCATTCCTTTTCATCAATCATATCTATACGAAAATTGGTGGTGGTGGTGGTGGATTTGCTAAAGTTTCAGAAGTAGACAGCAAAATCACACGAGGAGGACAAGGTGTTATGTTCGCACCAGATGCGAAGATAAGACTGACAAAGAAATCGTATCGAGAGCAAGAATCCCCATATAAGAGATTAGGAATTCGAGTTCAAGCGACAGCAACGAAGTCCAGGTTCATAAAAGAGTATTCTGAAGTGTCTTTTGAGCTACTCTTTGACAGTGGGCTTGATAAGTACTCCGGGATATGGCCTTTCCTTGTAGACAACGGATATATCACGACACAATCACATGGTAATAAAGGAAACAGTTATCACATTGAAGAGCTAGACTGGAATATGACAAAATCTGAGCTGGAATCTCTCAATTCTCCAGAAGAACTGTTCACCAAACCCATACTGAAATATGCAGACAAATGTTTCCGAGCACACTTCGCGATGAATAGAGATGACGGGAAACCAAAGACCGTTAAGAAAGAAGAACCACCAAAAGTCGAGGCACCTGCGATAGAAGAATTATTGTGACTTGACACGGAGTGAATTTCCGTGTATTGTGTAACTGATTTTTTGTGGGAGCTTGATTGTGTCATTGAATAAGATGTCAGAGGTGAATATCATTCGAATGTGTCTGTTTAATCAGACATTCCGTGTTGATGTTTTTCCAAGATTGCAAGAGTACATGTTCTCGGATGTCAATAATAAAGAACTGTTCCAATTGATATTATCCTACTCCATTAAGACAGGGAAATTCCCTCGTCACAATATGGAGACATTGATATTTGATAACCCGTGGTCACAAGACGCCACAGTTATAGATCAAAAACTACAGATAGTCAGATGTGAGTTGAAAGAATACGAAGACGCCGACATGGATTTCTACTTGACGAATGTTGAGGATTGGATAAAGAAACGCAAGTTCTACAAGATGCTCTCAGAAGCCGCAATGATGCACAGGGACGACGCATATGATTATGGTGCTATCTCTGTCATGATGCAAGAGATTGAGGCTTTCTCATTTCAACAAGACCAGTGGGTTGATAGTAGGGATGAGGAGTATATGCTCGCTCTCCACAATAACCCCGACAGGAGGATAAAGTTTGCTTCAACAGTTATGAACGAGCTCCTCGGCGGTGGATTGAAACATCACATGTTGATGGTATTGATGGGAGGAGTTCATGTTGGTAAGTCTCGTCTGCTGTTATCTCTGGCGACAGATTTAGCGTCTGTGTCACCTGAGAGGAATATCCTATACATTACACTCGAGATAGATAAAGACACAGTGCTCGAGACAATAGACAGTCATTATCTACAGATGGAAGACAAATCCATTATGAGATTGGCACGAGACAATCCACAGGAATACAGAAGGAAGAGACGACAGATAACAGAGACTCACGGAAGAGTGATAGTGAGAGAATATGCAGCTGGCTCTGTCAACGCAATCATATTGAGAAACGAACTATCCGCGTTCGAGAAAAGGGGCATAAAGTTTGATGCTATTTGTATAGATTACATCGCTCTGATGTCTCCGATACGAGAATATAATTCCCTCTATGAGAAGGGGCAGACTGCTGTTGAATTGAGAGCCCTTTCCCAGCAATACGGAGCTCCTATTATCACACCGACCCAACCCAACAAAGATGGTGACAAGAAATCTCGTGCAGGAGGCATGGGAGCGGACTTGATGGATGTCGCCGAATCCAAGGGTATTCCTGAACATGCCGATGTTGTCATCAGTCTCATACAAACTCCAGAACAGTACAAGCAGGGAGTTCAGACGGTCTACTGGTTGAAGAACAGACCCGGACACCGAGTTCACGAGAGTATTCTACTCGAAGTCATGCCGTGGTATCAAGTCAAAATCATGTCATTCACAACTCCAGACGACCAGACATGTGGAGCGGTGGTGGCATCTACGCCAGACGAAGCCCGTATGAACGAAATCATGGACCTTTACGGTGAACCAAACTTCGACCTATAAATAATATCGGATATGATGTAGAGAGGAAAAATGCTTAAAGACATTGACCCGAACTTCAGGATGACAGCAGCTGAAGAAAACTCCATACGAACGATGACTGGACCAGATGCTATCGTCTTGGCGATTCAAGATTGTGTTGAAGAGCAGACAGGTGAGTCTCTTTTCGATGTAGACCAAGGTGGGAATATCAACGACTATCTCAGTGGTTCGGTCAATACTCTAAACTCCATATTGATACGGGAAATTATATCCAAGTCATTGTCAAATGGGATGGATGAGACTGTGCTAATAGCTGATGAAGATATACTCGTAGAACCAGATTATCATGACAATGTCTATCGTGTCCATATCAGATATTCAGAGAACGAATTTCAAGAACAGCAACCTTTATTGTTAACCATTAAAGTGAGGAGATGAACATGCTAAAAAGACGAAGAATGAATTTGAGAGAAGGAAAAGATGCAGAAATACGCGCAATCATTGGAGTTTTTCATGACTCGGGCCTTCTTGACGATTTGGACAAGATAGGGGATATGATCGGAATAGATATCGACTACAATCCTAATCCAAGCAAAAAAGAACAATATGATGTCGCCAAGAAGATATGGCGTGCGGGAATAGGCGCAGGTGCACTCGATTCGATGATAGAAGATGGTGCACTAGACTCAGACAACGAAGAATATTAAGGAAATGATGGATGGTAGATATCAAAATAAGTGAAGCGGACTTTGAACTCATAAAATCAAATATGAAGACCTTCTTGAATCGCTCTGGTGGAGCGTTCGAGAATTACAACTTCAACAAGGGTGCACTTGCTGGTTTTATGGAAGCAGCACCATACATCATGCACTACCTTGCATATCAGCTGAACTCAACCGTCTCAGAGCTCTTTCTCAACACCGCAAAGCTAGAGGACAACATCTATGCCATCATAGACAATTTCAATTACATACCGAGATTGAAGACTCCAGCAAAAAGATATCTCAATGTTGAGTTTGACGCAGGTTCAGTAGGATTCACACCAACAGCAGGTTCCCTTGTCAAACTGTACTTGAACTCATGGAAATACACGACCACAAAAATGGGAATTCCTACTCTCAGAGACAAGTGGCAAGAATCAGACTACACAGACAGTTCTGCTACTGCTTGGGTCAATGCAAATGTTGCTTATTACTACATGACATACCGTGACGCCACCAAGAAGCTGAGTGTCAAACTTCCAGCGTTCCAAGCAGAGTGGAAATCAATTGAGACAACAGTAGATGGAACATTCACACAGGAAGTCAATCTTGTAGATGGTTCAGCAGTGAAATACTTGGATAAGGTTGTGATAGATTCCTTGAGAGTGTTCGTTGAAAGTGGCGCCGGAGTGTGGCACGAATATAAGAACCTCAGAAAGGCAGTATTCGACTCTGACCAATATGCGTTCATGCTCAATTATACAGTAGCAGATGGACTCACTGTTAAGTTTGATATTGACCACTTTTCAAGAGAGCTTCAGGTTGGTGAGAAACTGAGAATATTCTTCGCCGTCACAGAGGGCGATGATATTGCTGAGACGAAGGGAACTGTTGTCTATGACAATGAAGACTTCGAGACAATGAAGATTGAAGAAGAGATTGACTCAGTCTCAACGACTGTGTTCGAGTCTCTGACATACGGGTCCACGACGAATGTGTTGGGTGTAGCCGTTTCATCTCCTGTAGCAGCATTGACAGGAGCTTTGTTAGATGGAAACGACCTTGCTGCATACTTTGACAACGGAGCAGATAAGCAATCACTCTCGTCCATACGACAGGTTGGTGCATTGTGGTTCACAGCACAGGGAAGAACAGTCACTGAGACTGATTACAATTTCGTCCTCAAGAATAAGTTTGTTGAATATGCAGATATCAAGGCGTGGTCAGGGCGGAGAGAGTTGCTCGACATTCAGCAGGTCGTACAAGACGCATTGGATGCCAACTTGACAGAAGTTGCTGGAGTCTATTCGGGAACGATTGAAGAGATGGTGGCAGTTCAGAAATACATACAGGAAAACAAGTATCTTTCAGGGGTGAGAACAATCAATCCCGTCTTGTCAGAAGATATTGATAATGGTAAGTATGCTCGAGACCTTGGTTTCGTCTATTTTACATTTTACGATGAGCAGTTCACTTTCGTCAATACAGATGAGAATATTGAACAGGTTGAACAGTATCTCGATGAATATAAGATTCACTCTATCTATCACAGATTTATGAATCCGAATTTCACTCTTATTAAGCCGAAAATAGTCATCACCCTTACTAAGGCTTATCTAAAGTCTTTTTCACTGTCAGACATAAAGCAGGGCGTGTTAGAATATGTCAATGCCCTTGTTCCAACAGACGGGTTGATAGATATCAAGGAAATTGACTCTTATCTGAGAACTCTTCCTGAAGTTGACAAGGTTGACAGTCTCGAATTCGATGTCAAGTTCAAAGTGTCCAATATGAGTGACCCTGAGAATGAATGGATATTCGTAAGACCGTTTTCTAGATTCGACGGAGACATCACAGGTACGATAGGTGAGACACACACCTTCACCACTTTGGACGGAAAAGTCTATATTGACGGCGATGATGTTGGAGATATCAACTTGAGATTAGGACAGATGAGATTTAAGAATTGGAACGAAAGTGCAGGAGTTCCATACATCACGGACTCACAATTTTACATAAAAACTTGTAAATTGAATGGATATAAGTTATCATCTGTGAGAGAGAATGTGATAGGGATAGAGAATGTGAGTGATATTGACATATTTGTAGAATAATAGGAAAGGAGAAAAGTCATGTTAAGCAGAAGAAGGAATTTGAGTGAAGGTAGGGAGATGACAAAAGCTGAGATGGTGACGATGTTGACCACTTCGGTCAAGAACTGGAACTCGTGGAAGAAGAAGTCGAGACAAGATATTGACCTCGAGGACGCCGACCTCATCGGAGCCAACCTCATCGGAGCCGACCTCATCGGAGCCGACCTCATCGGAGCCAACCTCGAGGACGCCGACCTCGAGGATGCCAACCTCACCTATGCCAACCTCATCGGAGCCAACCTCAGGGACGCCGACCTCGAGGATGCCAACCTCAGGGACGCCAACCTCATCGGAGCCAACCTCACCAACGCCAACCTCGAGGGCGCCAACCTCACCAGAGCCAACCTCAGGGACGCCAACCTCACCAGAGCCAACCTCGAAGGAGCCGACCTCGAGGGCGCCAACCTCACCAGAGCCAACCTCGAAGGAGCCGACCTCAGGGACGCCAACCTCAGGGACGCCAACCTCATCGGAGCCGACCTCGAGGACGCCAACCTCGAGGGCGCCAACCTCACCAGAGCCGACCTCGAGGACGCCAACCTCACCAGAGCCGACCTCACCAGAGCCGACCTCACCAACGCCAACCTCACCAGAGCCGACCTCACCGGAGCTCTGGGATATAGTAAATAATTGAGAACAAAACCTGGAGGTTTATTATGTTAAGTAGAAGAAGGAATTTGAGAGAGATGACTGATGAGCAGTATTGGGAAGATCTCGTCAAGCAATCTAAGAAGCATATTCGTGTCATAGAAGATGCATTGGAGACCTTGCAAGATGTCAGTGATGATGTGATGGATGTGATGAAGGAGAATCCTGAATTAGATGAGAGAGAATATAAGGCTTATGGTCAATATGGTTTTTCTCAACTTCTCGGAAAAGGAAACGAAATGAATGGTTCTCTTGTCAAGATAATGGAAACCTTACAAGATATCGTAGATGAAGATGATAGGTAATATATCAAGACTTTCAATAAGGTGTGAATGATGCATAGAAGAACACTCAAACCATTCAAGAAGTTCCTGTTCAAAAGGTGGGTCTATGATAATTTCCCTGCCTACATGGAATTCGTAGATGAGATTCTAGATTTCATGGAAACTCTCAACTCACTTGACTGGTTTGAGAATGATGCAGCAGGGCAGAAGATAAACTCCATCTATCAGAATATTGTCAACTTCAGAAAGCATCATACCATCTCAGAACTCCCTGTTGAGAATGTTCAGTTGCTAGATGAGTATATGAGAGACTTTGCTAGCACATTGGATTTCAGGAACAGGTTCTTAGACCTTGACCTCGAGATACTTCGCGAACTAGCACACAATGCGAACATGATATACACTAAGAAGGGAAGCTGGACTTCGTATAACTTCCTGTTCGCAACGATGTATCAATATCTCTCATTCGGAGCAGAGAAGGACATCACCTTCACAGCATATCTGACGACGAAGAGTTCATTCGAAGATGACATCCTCCCAGACTACGATACACTCAACGAAGAAGACATTGTTCTAGCTGACTATCCGTATTATCAACTCATCAAGACAGATACTGAATTCAAGATAACGAGAAGACTCAAAGTTGAGCTTGGTGCTGGCGAAGCTGCTACATTCGCCGTGGATGATGTTGTCAGTATCGTAGCAACAGGAGACACAGGTGTCGTGGTGTCTATAGACCTTGTTGACGAATACTTGTACCTTAAAGAAGCCGTCGGAAGCTTCACAGCAGGAGCGGTGCTCGTCAGTTCGACAGGGAGCGGAACAATAGCTTCCACGATAACATCACTATCACCAGAAGATGCAGGGAGCAGACCATATGAATATCAAATCATCACGAAAAATGACATCCTCGGAACCGGAAACTTCTCGAGGAAACTCCAAGAAGCATTCACACCTGCTGGGTTCGACTGTCACATTATGTTTTTCATTGATGAGATTATTTTTCAGAAAACTATAACAGCAGAGTCAGCACTCAAGAGGGTGTTTGATGTCGAGAGTCCATATTATGTTTAGAAGGAGAGAATCATGAGTGAGAAAAGACGATTTGAAGAAAAAGTAGATGCCCTGTGGAATAAAGTCGTGGATGAGATTCAAGACATTGAAGAGAAACAGGGAGATTGTCAAGCTGAAATCGAAGAACTCGAAGACAGAGGTGGTAAGGTCGGAAAACGATTGAGAATACTACGAGGTCTATTCACAGAGTATAATTCACTTCTTGATGACCTCGGTGACGCGAGGTCATTGCTTGAGAGCTACCCCAACAAAAAAGACTATGACGAGGCAGTGGACATTCTTAGATCCATAGGAGTGAGTGAATGACATGAGAAAAATCATAGCATTCATATTTGTATTCATGGTCATTTCTTGTGGCACAGTGACTATCCCTGTCGTGAAAATACCCCCCTTCTTCTGTCCCGAGAAGGTAGCAGGAGACTGGAAAGGATATTCAACCGACAAGACAGATGCAGAGAACCTCAGAGTTCAGGCAGATAACATTGACATGGCACGGCGTATCATATCCAACAGAGATATCATTATCAAGTGCTATTCAGATCACTTTGACCTCTACACAGAACAACCGGACGAGGATGTTGATAACGAGACAAGTGATGAAGACACGGAGTAGAACATGGCACTCGTAGCAGAAGATCTAGCAAAGGAAATGTCAGAAAGAATCATAGAAGAGAAAGGTGGGAGCATGACTGCTGCCGAAAAGAAGATTATCGAGGACGGTTGGTTGATGGTAGCTGAAGTCCTCGTCAAGTACATGACTGACAACACGGAAGTGACGGTGGACGACGGTGGTTCTCCACTCTACGGAACAATAAAATAATTTTCTTGACTTATAAATCCATATCCTATATATTCAACAAGTATTTGTTCGTTTAATTTTTTAAGGAGTGTTCGCATGGAAAAGAAAAAACGATTAGTTTCAGAGTTGAAGATGCATTTGAAAATGGACCACCAGATTGTCTGTAAAGATGAAGATGACTATTATGGTGTCCCTCAAATTCACACAGGACTCTGGCGTCTGGAAGATGACAAAGAAGTAGGTGCTAAGGCGAGAATCGAGATTCAAAGACTCGACGCCAAGTATCCTAAGAAGAAAGCTCTTCAGGAACAGTTCAGAGAACTTGCCGACAAAGAAAAGAAGGCAAGACAAAGATGAAGAAATTGATACTGTTGATGTTGGTACTCGTCACATTCAATATCACTGCTACAGAGATGACAGACGCACAATATACACAGTATCAGATAGAAGACTTTTTCTCGAGATCTAAATATGCCAATGTCTCGCATATTATCACTGCTCTCGCGGTGCTCGAATCTGGGTGGTTTAAGTCACCCTCACACATTTGCCGGAACAATTATTTCTCCCATACTGGTGACAAAACGGGACATGATTGTTCTGGCAATATCTGCAAGAAAGCAATATGCCATCTTAGCAGTTATACTTCGATGGAGAAGGCTTTAGAAGCACAGTTAACATACTTCGAGTCAATGGGGTTTCCTGTGGATGAGAAGGGGTTCTATGAAGCGTTGAAATGCATACCATTCTACAAGAAACCATGCAGGTCATATGCGGTGGACCCGAATCATATCAAGAAGATAAAAATTATTGTCAGACGAATGGAGAAGAAGAAAAAGAAAGAGTTGATCAATATATATCCCTTTTGAGAGGAGGAATAACTAATGAAAAATAATGATAAGTTCTACCCAAGAAAATTGTCAACGAGTGTACTGCTGCTAGATGGAGCAATCGTCGGTTGGAAAACAGGAACAACCCAATGGGATTCAGTAGAAAGTGCTCTGATGAGCAGACAAGGATGTATTCCCAAAGGAAGGCTCGATGACTTAGAAGTTCGGTCATTGACAAGTGTCATCTACTGCGACACGGAGAATCATCAATTCTTCTCAGGGATTTCAGAGGCTTTCTTTCGGCAGTTTCCAATTCATGAAGTGTTCGCTGGAGAAGCTCCATATGAAGAGGTAGTTTCAGACATTGAGATAGAGAGAAAGTTCTTAGTCAATGAAGAAATCCTCCGCTCATATGAGCAAGTAGAACATTGCGCTATCGAACAGGGTTATATCACTACTGGCGATGTGGAAGTTCGATTGAGAAGGTCAGAGGTACCACCGATAACTGACCACAGTAGATGGGCTCGTTTCTTAACTGTAAAAACACCCAAGAAACAAGCAGTGAGAACAGAGCACACCGCTCCAGTTGAAGAGACTTTGTTCTATAAGATATTCAATGAATTGCCAAAGGTCAAAAAGATGAGATGCAAAGTGCGCACTAAAACAGCTCCTTGGTTCTGGTTTGAAGTTGACAAATATATCGACCGTCACCTTGTTGTAGCAGAGATTGAATTCGACGACGAAGAGGAGATGGAAAACTTCGACCCGAGTTCTATCGACTTCCTCGGACGAGAGGTCACTGGAGAGAAGGAATATTCTAATGCTTGGTTAGCACTAAATAATGATTGAGTTAACCGTCTAAAAGGACAATGATGAACAATTTCTATGAAGTCGCAACAGTCCATTCTGTAGAAGACCCAGATAACAAGCGACGAGTTCAAGTCACATTCAAAACACACGATGTCAAGCACGAAGTTTGGCTCGATGTCCCTGACATGTTCTACGGTGCTGACCTTGATGGATGGCATGGTGAATTGGCGAAGGGTGATATGGTGCTTATAGCGTTCATAGATTGGCCAGACAATACAATGC